AGTCTCCCTGTTTCCTTTGTTCTTGGAATCGGAGAAAAGCTTTGTTCACGGTGGCAAAGGAGCAGGGGTGCAATAAGATTGCTTTAGGACATCATATGGATGATATCTTGGAAACTTTGTTGATGAATATTACTTTTCAGGGAGCGTTCAGTACGATGCCTCCTAAATTAGTGATGCGTAAATTTGAGATGACAATTATTCGTCCTATGTGCTTGGTACATGAAGCGGATTTAATTGAAATGGCACGTATCCTCGGTTTTCGTAAACAGATCAAAAATTGTCCTTATGAAAGTTTGTCGAATCGTTCAAATATGAAAGATGTTTTATATTCTCTAGAAAAAATGAATCCTGAAGCACGGTATAGTTTGTGGAGAAGCATGACAAATATTCAGGAAGAACTGTTACCTGGGATTGAATAACAATGATTTATAGTTTTATATCACTGTTTATCTGTATCTTGTTTTTTTATAATAGTCTGTTATAAGAGGTTATTTCGGGTTATTTATTTATATTTGTGTGCAACTTATGTGCAACTTAAATATAAATATTATGGCAGTATTATCAATTTACTTGGATACGAGGAAGAAAAACTCGTCTGATGTATATCCTGTTAAGTTCAGAATATATCATAATAAGGCTTTTTTTATATCGTCAGGAATGTATTCAAATGTTAATACATGGGATAATGGTGAGTATGGGAAAAAAGAACCCAACTATAAAGTGAAGAATATGGCACTCCGTAGCAAATATAATCTCCTAGAATCAGAATTGCTGTTGCTGGGGGGTAAACTGAAAGGTATGTCCGACAAGCAGCTTAAAGAACACCTTTCTAATATTATTTCATTAAAGCCTGTTACTTCATGTGACTTTTTACGTTATTATGACGAATATATCTCGTTGAAGGATAAGAAGAGCACTAAGGATAATTATATAAATACACGGAAACTGATAGTTGAATTTGATGACGCTCCTACCTTTGAGACAATAGACCGAAAGTGGCTGACATCCTTTAACCAGTTCTTGGTGGATAAAGGATATATGACTAATTATATAGGCACACATTTAAAAAACATCAGGGCTGTCTTTAATTATGCTATTGATGAAGAAGTGACAACTCTTTATCCATTCAGGAAGTTTAAAATCAAGAGGGAACAAACGAGGAAGCGGAGTTTGACGATTGATGAATTGAAATTGTTGAAAAATTATCCATGTGAAGAATATTTGGAGTTTTACCGTGATATCTTTATGCTTATATTTTACTTAATAGGCATCAACCTTGAGGATTTGCTTTTTCTCACTAAAGATAATCTGATGAATGGGCGTATTGAATATTACAGGCACAAAACAGGAAAATTGTTTTCTATAAAAGTGGAGCCAGAGGCACAATCTATACTGGATAAATATAAAGGTGATAGATACTTGCTTAATATTATGGATAACCGTAGTAATTATACTAGTTTTACTACTAGCATTGACAGAGCATTGAAACAAATAGGTGAGGTCTCTATTTTGAAAAGGGGGAAAAAGATCAGAAATCCTCTTTTCCCAAAATTGTCCACATATTGGGCAAGGCATTCATGGGCTACATTGGCAGCGGAACTTGATATACCTAAAGAAACTATATCTGCCGGTTTAGGACATGAGATTGGTTCTGATGTTACTAGTATCTATATCAAATTCGATCAGAAGAAGGTGGATGATGCCAATAGGAGAGTGATTGACTATCTGTTTGGAAAAGAAAAAGCCGGGGAATGATGCCCGGCTTATATCGTTGGTTTAGAACCGCCACTTATTTTGGTTATAGCGTCATGCTCTGTGTTTTTTCTTTGTTTCTCATCCTCGTCTTTGAGATACTTGTTCCTTATATCTTTGATGTCGTTTGTCATTCCCCATACTTTGAAGAAGAGAATAATTTGTAATACTCCGAATATTAGGAGTATGATGGTTAGAAAGTCAATCATAATTTTAGAATTGGTATTTTTCTTGTTCTTTCTGTTTTAGTTCTCGTTCCTGTATCTTTTTAGCTTCTTCTGTATTTTTTTTAGTGGGGAACTTTGAATTAACTATTGCTATTCTGTAGTAATATTCGCTTCCACTATATACTTCTCCAAATTGGATATAAATAGACTTGTCTCCTATTTCCCATCTCTCATACATAAATTCGTCCCCTTCATTGAAATCAGACAGACTGATTTCTTTACCGAAAGAATATGCTGGTTTCCCATATCTCTTTTCAAATTGATGAGATATTCGCATGACATCTATTTCCAAGTCGTCAATGTAATTTGCTGTTTCCGGGCATGTTTTAATATCTATACGATATAGTTCGTCCATTTCAAATTCTGCATAGAAATTACATATTGTCATTTTATTATTAGCAATGTTCATGTTTTCAAACTTCATTGATATGGTTTCTTTGGAATATACAGAAGACTCCTTAAAGGTATTAGTTGATAATACTTCTTTTTGCGACATCCCGAATTTAGCATCACCCCAAGCTATCAATGCCAAGGAATCTATTCTTGTTCGCTCCAGAGAATCCTTGACTTCTTGTTTTCGTATCTCTACCATTACAATACTATCTTGACGCCCTTGATTTTTCTGTCTTTGATTTTTTATGTTGCACCCACTAAACAATAGCATTGCAATAGTAAAAAATAAAATCTTTTTCATAATCTTAGATATTTAGTTTTGTTCTTTAAGCCAATGAAAGTGTTTGGATTCTTGAGGTTACTTCAGTTGAAGAAATTTGTTTTAATAATTTTAGTGTATTAAACAGTCCTCATTATTAATGTATTCTTCAAATACTGAAGTTATATAACTACAGTATGTGCTAATATCATTATATATATTTTCTATTTCGCTTATAGTGTATCTTCCTCCTATAACTGAAGCTAATTCCCGTCCATGAGCTATTGCATTTCTATGATTCGCCAATGTTGATAAACGCCCTTTCATTTTGTCTTCATTTACTACAGGAGCGGAAATTCCAAAAATGTTCCATATAGATTCTATTTGTTGGTATTTTATATTTCCTGAACCTGCAGGAAATAGGTTGTCTTCTATATGACAAACTTGACTGCAATTTATTTTGGAAAATAAATCATGTCTTTTCATCCATTTTTTGTCTCTTGCTTCTATCATAGCATTACATTCATCATTGAAAACCATTGAGTACAATGTCGGTTTAAGATCTATTATATCATACTTCTTTTGATTAATAATAGATAAACATTTTTGAACCGAAGCAGTTATTGTATATTCTAAAACGCCATACAGTATTACAAAATATGTACCTTTGAACACTCTCATGTCGAGAACTTCAGTTTCAGCGTTGTCTTTTATTAGGGAATAAAATGATTTTACCTCCTTTAATCGTCTATTGACTTCAGCATTTACATCTTCGAACATTATTTTGAAAATTTGCTTCTACAGAATTCTATTCTTGCAAAGAGTTTGGGTTTTGAATTTGTAGCTCCAGTGATTAATTTATTAAAATCTTTATCAGTTACCCAATCATAAAAAGAGGAAATGTTAATAGATTCTTTTTCCTGTAGGACTTCAGCGGCACCAACAGAAACGGCTTCAAAAAGAACGACTGAAGTAATGGTGCTTGTTTTGCTTTTTACCATGCCATGGGTTAGGTTAGATAGTTGAGTAAACACTTTATTAAATATACGTTCATTTGTTTCGTAATCAAAATTTTTACAAGAATCATTCATATAGTCATTCAAAAAGTCAACAACGCTATGGTCAAAGTTGTTTTTATTATTTAAAGTTGCAAAAAAGCGCAGAACTAATTCCTCTCTAGTTCCGTCATTCTCTGAATTTTTGGAGAGTTTTACAACTCTTCTAAAATTATTGTTTAATGATAGTCTTTTTATAAAATCATTAAATTGACCTCTGAAAATACAGCTTCTAATCTCTTGGTCTGATAATTTTATGCCTCCAGTGTTTAATCTTTCAAATAGGTCAAACCTTATGGATTTGTCACTTTTATCACTTAATGTTGTTATCTTTAACGGCTTTAGTAAAAAGTCAATTTGTAATGAACGTGGCAAGCATTTGAAATCCTTTTCATTAAAAGACTTCATTTTCTTCAGTCCGCAAAGTTGTAATGGAATTTCTTTTTTAATTTTTTTCCTTGCTGAAGAATCTTTTTCTGCTGCAAAATTAATGATGGAACTAAGTCTTTGTACACCATCTATCACTTCCCATGTACCGTCTGGATTGGTTGCCATGAACAATGAAGGTACTGGAATACCCAAAAAAATAGACTCAATAAGAGTTGATTGTCTAAGTGCGTCCCATCTGAATTGTCTTTGGTATTCAGGAGCTATGTCAATAAGTCCATCATTTACCATAGATATTAATTCCTTTACACTCATATCGTAAGAATTAAAATCTACTTTTCTTTTTTGTTCATTGAGTTCTGAATTTATATCTTCCATAATATTTTATTGTTATATAGACTCCATGTGTATTAATTGAAGCTCATAGCATTACTAATGAATTACATTTGCGTTCTTGCCAGTTTCCCGACAACCTTGTATAAATGAATTACATCATTATCTATGTCAATTTCCATATCGGGATATTTTCTTTTCCCATCCGGATTAGCTATATTGTTGTAGGAAGACAATATTGTTTTTTTTCGCTCGTAGTCGATATGAATCATTTTAAGAAGTCTGTCTTCTTTTGTTATAATTACATACGGCTGTCCATTGTCTATGTTTCGTTTGTCTTTTATTTCACGGACAAAGATTGTATCTCCCGACATATACATATCGTACATAGAATCACCATATACGGTTATTCCATAGCATCCAGTAAATTCTGGTATATTCACATATCCAATAACCTTGTTTTCATTTCCGTCAAATCCAATTCCATGTCCTGCGCATACACGTATATCAAGTATTTTAATATCTTTATTCGTGGTTGGAGTTTCAGTGATTGACGAATTGGTATTAATTGTCATGTTGCCAATTCCAGTTATTAACCAATTTATATTAAGGTCAGGGCAAGCAGACGCTATCTTTTCTATTGAATCTGCATTAAAGCCCGTTTTTTTGGCAATAGCTCCACGAGATAAACCAGCTGATTCTTCAAAAGCGGTTTGTCCAATCCCTTTGATTTTTAAATATTCAACAAATCTTTCTTTTGTGCTCATCTTTTTGGGGTTTTACTGTTATCTTTCAGTATATTTGTGTCGGAATCAAGTTGCGGATGATTTCGACTAAATTGTTTAACTATTCCCATTAAGGGACTATATAGGCGACTTGACTTCAAACCGCAACTTTGGAGTTGGTCGCTTTACTATTTGCTATGGAAAAGAAAGTTCCTGAAGGTTTCTCTACAGAATTTTTGGACAGTGATGAGGGTGAGAATTTATATTCTCAAATTCAATCTTCATTTACGAATTGTCATTTTTCTACCTCACATTCACCAAAGCTATCCTATTTAATAATTCAAGGTATCCTTCTATTTTATCGGTATGTTTCACACCGGATAAAAGTTTGAGTATTTCGTTTTTCCCGCTTTTTGTAATAGTTATGGATTTGGGATTTACAATACATTCAAGTAATCCTTTTACTACGGCATTGCATGTGATTATATCCGAAAATTGCGAAGTGTGAAATAAACACGCAACTCCATGATATAAAAACCTATATTCTAATCCTAATGGGTCTTTCTCTAACAGTAAGTAATGGTATATCATCCAATTAGTGTTTTCAGAAACAGCCATGTTTTTTTGTACCATGAATGATGCTCCAGTTGATATTTCATCAATCTTATCTCTTGTGCTTTTTATGTCAATTATCGTATATATGTTCCATCCTATCAAGGTTGTTACAAGCAATGATAGAACCCCAACCAATACGCCTTGATAGTCAAAGCCCAACTCTGCCTTGTGAGGGTGTGCAACACAGATTGATACGATGCTTATTACTACTGCAATGCCACTCAATCCTAAAGCCCAATTCTCTTTCTTCTTCATATTATAATAAGGTATAACCTGCTTTAATAGTTAAATAGTGTTGTTGTACTACTATTTTTCAGTAAAAAGAATCTATTACTGAAAAATAGTAGTATCTTTGCATTATCAAATTAAACTGATACAAAGAAACGAAGATTAATTCAGATTTCAAATAGTATAAACATATTAAAATACACGATTATGAGAACAAGAGAATTTTTACACGAAGTAATGAGCCTTGCTTGGCAGTTCGTTAAGCGTAATGGCTACACCATGAGCGAAGCAATGAAGGTCGCTTGGGCTAACTTGAAGTTGAAAGGTGAGATGAAAAAGAAGATAGTGAAGTTCTACTTCAAAAAAGTGGACGGTTCCGTTCGTGAGGCATACGGTACACTAAATGAAAAGCTGATGCCTGCCATCACTGGTACTGACAACAGAAAAAAGAATGATACCGTCCAGACTTACTATGATACTGAACGCCAAGAATTCAGATGCTTCAAAAAAGCTAATCTGATGTCAATCGCATAAAAGATATGGATATGAATGCTTACACGATTAACCAGCAATTGGATAGCCTTTATAAAGATTTAGAGGCTGCCCATAACAATGATGAAGAGGCTGTCTGCCTGATGTTCAATGCTGATAGCAAAAAAGAAGCTATCCAGTTGATAACGGATGAGATAGACAGTTTGGAAGATGCCTTAAAAGGTTTTGAAACTTGTGAAGATGATGGCATGGACTACGATGCTCTATGCCGGGTACAAGGTATCAGCCGATACGCATAATACACGATTATGCAACGCACGACAGCCCTACAGACGGATTGAACGGCAACCGATAGCGAGAATCGGGTAGGGTACTATTGATTAGTTCTTTGAAATTCTGTAAAAGCAATTACGGTGTAATTCATAAGCCGTTTTTGCCAACCAAAGATAACAAACGCACATAAGCAAGTTGGAGCTTGTGAGCTGTGCAATGTTTAACAATTAATAGAAAACACCGCAAAGAATCGTCTTTGAGCAGTGAGCATACGGGTTAGGCGTCCGTACTGTTTTCGACAATATAGCCTGTACTGAACTGAAATAAGGTTCTGCTATTCGATTAGGGTACAGGTACTTATTTAAATTTATACGATTATGAAAACAATCCAATTCATTTTATCCATATTGGTTAGTATATGCGCTGCCGGTATGCTTTACGGGGCTATCACTACTTACAGTCCTATGAAAATATTCTCTGTCACTATAATGGGTGTTATATGTGCCGGATGTGCTTTTCTAATAAGAATCTCTTATAAAGAGTTGAAATAAATGACAAATTGTAATACCGCTAAAAGGTAGACCTCAAATCCGGCACAAGGCGCATGGGTATGAGTGCACAATAACCTTGTAAACCAGCCGGGCGGTAATTTATGAAGTAGCATTGTTGGAATGCGTGTAAGCAATTAATTGTTGGTATTAACTCATATTCTGATTTCTATATTCATCTGGCTTACAAGAAGTAGGTTCGACTCCTACCTTTTTAACGATGTTTTAAACTTATACGATTATGACAGTGGAAGAATTAAGAGGCATGACGCATGAAGATTTAGTAAGGCGTGTGCAAGAACTGGAAAAGGCTAACGAAAAATTAGCTGAAGAGAAAAAAACATGGTATAAATCTTGGAGTGATTTGCAACAGAAGTTTGATCATTTCAAGAATGCGGTTAAAAGCATTGTTCTGATAATAGATTAGATATTCGTGTTTTATTTTGATGTTTGTACTGGGTGTGCCGTCCGTGAGGATAGTGCACCTTTTTTAATCGGATGGTTAGCTTATCGGTTAGAGCTTCGTGCTGTGCAACCAATTGGCACGATTGAGAGGGGTTCGATTCCCTTACCATCCACGAATCATTAATTAAATTTTATTCTTATGGCAAAAGAACTGAAAGAAAGAACAGAAATCAAGAAAAAGCTGAAAAAGAAGAATGACAGAATCAGCTTTGACTTTAGCGACAAGCTTGCCGGACAGCTTCGCAGGTGTACCGCTGATCTTAATAGGTTGGCAAGGATTGACCGGATAATAGACAAGGAGCAAACGTTGTATTCGGTGGACACTAACAGGGAAGCCGGATATATTGAGGTTATCCGCAATTATTAATCAGCCGACTTACACGATTATGAGGAGAGTTTTTAATGAACTTACACCTGAATGCGAGATTACGGCACGAATGTATGCACAAGGGTATGAGAAGAAGGAGATAGCCGATTTGAAATGCAGGGCTGTGAGCACAATAAACAACCAGTTGCAGAAGGCTTTCGAGATTCTTCATGTAAGAAATGGAAGAGAACTGGCGACCATGCTATATGAGCGTTTGGCTGGCATGAAATTCACTATGGATTTCCCACCAATAGCCCGTTCTGTTATCGCCTGTTGTTTATTATGTGTGTTTTCAATTACGTTTTATCAGGATTTCCATTCGGATATGCGTAGGGCAAAACGGATTAGAGAAGAGAAAATAGAATTTCTGAAAGATATGATATGAAAAGAGGAAAGGTTGAATCCGTACAGAAACTTTGGCTTAATAAGGATGAAACGATGGCTTATTTGGGGTGTAGCGTTGATTACCTTGATAAACTTAGGAATAACGCCCAGGTTTCATTTGCCAAAGATGGAAAAATGATTTGGTACAATTTGGAGTCGATCAATAGATTTTTGAATAGAATGAAAGTAATATAAACCCTTTAAATTTTACGATTATGAGTCTTATTAAAAAATCAAATGAATTAGTAATTCCTACCACTGTAAAGATGATGATTTACGGTCAGGCTGGTATGGGAAAATCAACAGTGGCATTGAGCGCACCGAAACCGTTATTATTGGATTTCGATAATGGCGTTAAGCGTATGAATATGGCGCATTTGGAAAACATAGATACTGTACAGGTCACTTCATGGAGTGATGTTCAACAGGTCTTGCAGGAGGATTTGTCTGTTTATCAGACCATTGTAGTTGATACAATCGGTAAGATGATGGATTTCATCATTACTTATAAATGTGGCAGCCGCCAACCGTCTATCAGGGATTGGAGCGGTATCAATGCGGAGTTTTCATGGATGACACGAACACTCTCGGGGCTTAACAAGCACATCATTTTCGTTGCCCATCGCGACACAAGAAAAGAAGGTGATGATACGGTGTTTATCCCTGCCTTGCGTGAAAAATCCTACAACTCTATCGTTACTGAACTGGATTTGCTCGGTTATCTTGAAATGAAAAGCGAAAGAGGCGTCCAAAGACGTACCATCACTTTTGACCCAACTTCAAGAAATGATGGTAAGAATACTTGCAATCTTCCTTCAGTGATGGAAGTTCCTACCATCCTTGACAAAAACGGTAATCCAACCGCCAAGAACGACTTTATCACTACCAAGATAATCAATTCGTATTTGGGTATGCTTGCAGCGAAGAAAGCGGCACAAGAAAAGTATGATAAAGTTATTGAAGAAATCAAAGAGCAGATTGAACTTATTACGGATGCGGAATCTGCCAATAATTTTATCGCGCAAATAGATAATTTTGAGCACGTTGGTTCTTCAAAGCAAATGGCGGCAAAGTTGGTAGCCAACAAAGCGAAGTCTTTGAATTTGAAACTTAATTCAGAAAAGAAATATGAACCAGCAGCCTAAATATCATATTTACGCAACGCTTCTCGATGCCTTTGGGGGATATCTGAATAGTGATGTGATTTGGGATAAGTATTGGGGGTGGTCAGAAAATCCACCCCATACTCCCGAAGAATTTCACGAACAACAGTTTCAAGAACTGATAGACCGGATTAACCGCAAGCCATTCGACAGCGAAGCGGCAGACCGTGGCACGGTTTTCAATGAAATCATTGACTGTATGATTGAAAATCGGAAATCCGAAACTGTGCAAGTTGAAAAGGTATATAAGGTAATACGCGAAGGAGCTTGTGACGAAACAGGTAAACCTTTGTATTACGATGAGGTTCAAACCAACGAGGTTATAGGTTTGAAAGCTACCTATAATAATCGCGTTTTTACTTTCCCAATTTCACTTTGCCGAGAGTTTGCCAATTACTACAAAGGCGCATTAACCCAACAAAGAGTAGAAGCGATTCTTCCAACCGCATACGGCAATGTTTTGGTTTATGGGGTAATTGACGAGCTGATGCCGGCCAGCGTCCACGACATCAAAACAACCGGAAGCTATACCGTAGGGAAGTTCAAAGACCACCATCAACACCTTGTTTATCCTTATGCTTTGATGCAGAACGGTTCGGATGTACGGACATTTGAGTATAACATTGTAGAGTTCAACAAAGGCGGTTATGTGGTAGATACCTATACAGAGATGTACGTTTTCAACCCAGAGCGTGATATTCCTATTCTCACTAATCATTGTGAGGAGTTTATCCGGTTCTTGGAAGAAAACAGAGAACTTATAACCGATACCAAAATTATATCAAATAATGAGTAGTGAAATTTGGAAGCCTATTAAAGATTATGAAGGTCTTTATGAGGTATCATCTTTAGGCAGAATAAAATCTATGCCTAAAAAATTTATAAGAAACGGAGCTGTAACACATTTTGAAGAAAAGATATTAACGCCTTCTGATAGTCATGGGTATCGTTCTGTTGTTCTAACAAAGAATGGCATTCATAAAACGCATAGCGTTCACAGATTGGTGGCTTTAGCTTTCATTCAAAATCCAAATAACTATACTCAAATAAATCATAAAGACGAAAATAAATCCAATAACAGAGTTGAAAATCTTGAATGGTGTACACATTCATACAATATGAATTATGGAACGCTCCAAGAGCGTAAGGGGAAAGCTAATGGTGTGCCAGTCTATCAATATACCAAATCTGGTGACTTCGTTAAGAAATATCCTTCGTTGAAATCAGCAGCGGTAAGTAACGGATTCCAAAGTTCACCTATTCAAAATTGTTGCTGTGGAAGAAGTAAGACTTCGTATGGATTTATATGGAAATATTAATTAAAAGATTTTTGGAGGAGAAAATTAATGGCAAACCAAATAACCGGACGGATAATTCAAATCGAACAGACCGTCCAAATTACGTCCAAAAACGGTGGAGCTACATTTACCAAACGGGAGTTCATTTTAGATGCTACCACTTACGACCCTTATACGGGAGAGCGTAGCGAGTATGAGAACATTATTCCCTTAGAGTTTTCGGGTGACAAGTGTACAGAACTTGACCGCTTTAATCAGGGTGATGTTGTTACTGTATCATTTGTCTTACAAGGGCGTTCTTGGACGAATCAAGACGGAGAATTCAAACGTATGGTATCCATTCGATGCTATAAAATAGAAGCGCGTGGCGGTGTATCTCAATCCCAACAGACAACATCGATACAACAGCCAGCGCCACAACCGACTTATCAGCAACAGCCGCAGAACTTTCCGCCTCCGGTTGATGCTAATGGCAATGTAAAGGATGATTTGCCTTTTTAGCGTATGCTGTTCGACTTGAAGAATGAATATCAAATACCCAAGTTCAAGGAGTATGTAAACAAGCTGTTTAGTGAACGTGCGGTGGTGGAAGTGAAAAAGAAACTACCTAACCGCACGCTTGCCCAAAACAGCTACTTGCATCTTCTTTTAGGGTATTTCGGTAGTGAGTACGGTTGCAGTCTCGACGAAGCAAAAATTGATTTTTATAAGAGGACTTGCAACCGTGATTTGTTTGAACGTAAGACGGTCAACAAGAAAGGCAATGAAGTAACCTATCTGAGAAGCTCTGCCGAACTGACAACGGGGGAAATGACCCTGAGTATTGACCGTTTCCGTAATTGGAGCGCATCGGTGGCTGGTATCTATCTGCCGGCTGCAAATGAACATCAAATGCTGATATACGCCCAGCAGGAAATACAAAGAAATCAAGAATTTATTTAGTTATGATAGAAACAAGAAAAACAGAAATCAGGTATGTGACATCTGATCCGAAAAAGATGCTCAACATGTACCTTGCAAAACGTGTCCTCAAAACATGGGAGGAATCTTTCATTGATGAAGATACAGGTGAAACAGTAACCATCGAACGGAATGAAATTCTTTTTGACCGTGGCACGCTGATAGACCAAGACACTTTGGCGAAAATTCGTTTCAGTATGGAAGCTGACGGCATTAAGGAAGTGGAAGTCAGCAACCAGAACCGCTTGGCATTCGAGAACGAGAACAGTGTTTTATATCCGTACATCGCTCAAGCGCAAATAGGTGACAAGAAACATAAGTTCCTGCTGTATGCCACCGGATTGGAGAATACTTGTAGTATCTTGAAAGATTACATCGAACTAAACTATATGTTCGGATTCACCTTGACAATGGTCAAGGAGTTCGATTCTTGCGTGATTCTTACTGACAACTTGAAAGAACGTAAGGTTGACGATGCTTCGCTTGCCTATCTCAAAAATGAAATCACTATGGCAGAATACGTTGACAAAATGGACGATGAGACGGAAGATAGTGACGAAGAATCTAAACCGAATGAAAAGAAATTCTACCAGATTGAGACGAAAATCACATTCACGGATGGGGAGAATGAAGACGAGAGAGTTCAGACTTTTGTCGTGAACACCTTCAACGTTGACAGAGCGATGATGCTTATTACTCACTACCTCAAAAATAAAGAGGAAGAATGTGAGAAACAAGCCAAAGAAAAGGGGCATGAGTTCAAAAAGAGAGAAATCCATACAGCTATTGAATCCGCCAAACCTATACCGGTCGGGCGGTTTATTCCGAAAGAATTTTCAATGGCTTATATGGAATAACTTTGTTAACCTGCCTGCTCGGTCTGTGAAGATAGGACGGGCGAATATGGGGCGTTTGGCTGGTGTGACTATTGTGATGCGCAGCAATGTAGAGGAGGGCAGTTCGATTCTGCCACGCCCCTCATAAATGTGAGCCACACATAAATGGCAAGGGTTAGTGAATAATGGTTGTGCCCCGGAGAATACGCTTCGGGGCTTTAATTGGTAAACAAATAAAATCATACATTATGGAAATGGAAATAAAAATAGCAGTACCCGAAACCGGAAACATATTCGATGCAGAGTTCTCATTGTCAATTGTAGGCATGAAAGTTAAAAACCGGGAAGCACTAAAAATGCTTCCCGATAAAATAAAGCAATCCTTAATTGATTGTGTTGAACTCGAAAGAAATACTTGCTTGGAGGATAAAATCAAACAAGTACTTTAATCAACGTATGTGTCAAGGTAGTGAATGAAAAAGTCTATTTTGGAGATTACTTTATCGAAATCTTTTTGCACAAAATCAATGCGCCCTCCAACGGCAGCGGATTTAAATCTAAGATTGCTTAGACTTTCGAGTTCCTTGTTTAAAGGAAGTCCGGGATTAAAAGCAAATACAAGATGAACAAACTCCCTAATAGCATCATATATTCCCGGATACGAATTGAAAGGGTCTTCTATATTAAAGATTTCTCCTTTTTTCTGTATCTCCAATACGTCATTTTTTATTGCTTCCGCCTTTTCTTTATAAAATGATTTATCTCTCATATACTTTAAAGTTTAAAATTAGACAAAGCAAAGATAACAATAAAAGGGCATATCATATTTCCCAAGATGAGTTTAAAATTAGACACTTTATCCTCTCTATCAGATATGCCCTTATATTATAAATAATAGTATGCCATACTACATAAAACGAACAAAGGCTAAGAAAAAAGACAAGCCTTTACCTCTGTTTGATAAAGCAGGGATAACAGTAAAGAAGAAGCCGGATTTGAAAGCTAAGCTCGACAAAGAGTTTTCCCTTTTTATCCGGCTTCGTGATGCAATGCC